CCGCCCAGCACGGCCAGAAGCGCCAGCAGGAGTCCGGTCGCGCCTACGGCGGCATGGAGATGGATGACATGTGCCTGCGTGCTCTGGGTCGCCCAGGCCGCCGCCCCCAGACCCGAGGCCGAGATCACCGTCAGCAGGATTGCAATCGGATTCCGCGGCCGGCGGTAGATCACGAGCGGCCACACGATGAGAGCCGCGAGAGCGGCGCAGACGAGGATGTAGCCATCAATGATCTGCTCGATCGAAACGGCGAGCATGGGGCCCCCTCAACGACTCGCCCGCCTGGTCGGTCTCATCGTGGTAGCGGTCCGCGAGTGTTTCCAGTAGACGGTCGGCGGCCAAGGAGAGTTCGTGAACGTCCTGCCGCAGGTTGTGGAGCTCGGCCACGGCCGCCATGGCGAGGAAAGGAAGCCCTATCAACTCACTTGGCAGGATGGGCATAGCCAGCCTCCTCTCGATGTGCAATCCGTTCTGCCGCTGTGTGGATTTTTTGTGCGGCATTGGTGAGCTCCTTTACCACCGGGACGAGCTCGCCCTGGTAAAGCTTGAGCAGCGTGACCATGCTATCGAACGTGAGTTTGGCATCAGCAGTCAGGACGCTCCCTGACTGGGCGCGCTTGGCGTTCCGGTAGGTCAGAATGGCATTGATTCCCGCCATGATCCCGCCGATGCCCCCAATCATCGCCGTGAACAGAGCGGGAATGATGAAGTACCACGCCACGCCTACTCCATACATCAGTTGTGCACGATCTTGCCGAGCACGATCCATGCCCCCCCGCCTGTAAGGTCCAGCATCAGCACCTCGTCGTCAGCGATTACCGTCACACCGCCCAGCTTCGGGTAGCTCTGGCCGTCCGCCGTCGAGAATCCCAGGCGCCGCACGGATACCTGATCGGTATCGTTCCCCGTCACGATCGCACGGATGAATCGGGCCCGGTGGTTCTCGTCCACCACCCGCGTGATGGCGTCATGGATCGTGGTCATGGCGTCACCGTTCGGAGCGTGGCAGCCTGCGCTCGACCGATTCGATGGACCATCGTCGTCCCAACCTTCATTGAGAGCGACCAGCCGAACACCCTCCATTTGGTCGAGTCTTCGACGCCGGCGATGGTAAGAGTATATGTCTCGTGTCCGGTACGGCGCGGGTCGAACATGGTCACGAGTCTGGCTGGCTGACTGGAGGCGATGGCATGCCCGAGCCAAAAATCCGCGATGGCTATGAGTTCATCGCCCGAGGGGGCCGACTCCTCCGCCCGCTGCTCCAGGATGATGGGCTGGTTCGCGGTCGAAATGCGCACGTTCGGGTCGTAGTTCTCCCGGATGTAGCCGGTCGCGTCCTGGCGGGCGTCGGACCAGTAGGCGTTGACGCGATTCGGATGCCGGCCCTGTGTCCGCTCTCGGCGGAAGGGCGCCACGATCAGCCGCGGCTCGGCCAGCGTCGTGTAGGCGACGTCCGGGAATTCATCGGCGGGCTTCAGGCGCTCCCGCGTACGCAGCGTGCCGCGAGCGTCAGCGTAGATCGGGTAGTGATTGATGGCGCGGAGGAGGTTATTGACGACGTCGAGCCGAGATGCCTCGGGCGGCCAGGTGCGGTCAAACGGTAGCACGCGATCATCATCGGGCAGGTCATGACGTAGCGGGAGCACGGCTCCGACGAAATCCGGGAGGGTGACCGCGTCGATGACCGCCCTGGCAGCGATGATGATATTCGTGTTGGCATCCACGGTGTAGGGGGCACCCAGGCAGGAACGATGGAGGTGCACGACGACGTCGGCGCCATCCGCATCGAGGATCGTCGTGAACTGAGGCGGATCGGAGTCGACCACGGTCGAGAGCGGGTCGCCGGCGGGGCTGAACTCCTCATCGTTGACGTCGAGCCGGAAGAGGCCGAGAGGAAAGAGGAGCTGTCCGCCGCCCTGGATGAACGATGCATTGATGGCTACGTGGTCGCTCTCGGGATCGAACGTGGCCGGGAGTAGGCGCGGGTCGATGGAGAGCCGCGCCGAGCGCGTGATCAGGCGGTCGTTTTCGAGCTCCACCGACGCCGCAAACACAGAGGGCGTGATGTCAGCGATGAAATTGTAGCGGTGATCTCTCCACTCGTAGACGAACTGGAGAGAAACGACGGAGGCCGTAAGGTCCAACTCGGGAGTAGGAGCCTCGACGTCGAAACTGGTGTCCGTGGGGTTCGCAGCGCCATCGTAGACGCGGATGGAGCGCGTGTTGGTGACGCCCTCGACGATGAACGTGTCCACGACGACGAGGGTTTCGACGATGGCATCGGTCGCGCGGCCGCTGGCGATGACGTCGCCCGCGCCGGCAGCAGCGTTCCGGATTTCGTAGAACAGCTCGTCGGTGTCGGTGGAGCGCGCGTCGTGCGGCGTGAATGTGAGGGTATAGGTCCGGGTGGCCATCTCAGGCCGTCACCGCGATAGCCGTCGCGGCTGTGGGGTTCACATCGTCCCGGCGGAGAGTGAAGCTGCAATCATCCCCGACCACGGGAGGGGTATCGCCGTCGTCGAGCGATAGATACAACGTCTGGTCGCCATCGATGAGACCGGAAGCGTTGTAGGCGATGGAAACGCTGTTCGCACCGACGGCGCAGACTCCCGAGGCGACGAGCGTTCCGCCGCGACTCGCGGCCGTGCGGATCTGGTAGTTCGCGGGCGAGACGTCCCCCGCGCTGGCGAGAAACGAGAGATGCCAGGGCGTGTTCAGCGGTCCGGTGCGCGTCCAGGCGCCGTAGGTGACCGAAAGAGCGGAACAGGCTGGCGGAACGGTGGTGTCTGCCTCCGCCCAGACGAAGACGTACACGACCGTGCAGCGAAGGCCGGAGGCATCATTGCCCTTGACCGGACCAGCCTCGAGCGCGTTGAACAGCGCAGGTGACCATGCGGCGGATGCCTGTGGCTCCGCTGCGAACAGGTAGTGCCGATTGATGTAGGTGGTCCCGGAGGCACTATCGATATAGTCGGAATCCAAATCTGCCCCATTGCTCCGGAAACGGACTGCTGCCAGAGTCGTGGTCGAACTCTCCTCACGGACGCGTGTGCAGGGCCGTACGGATGCGATGTCCCCCACGATGCCAATCGCAGCCGCGGTCTGGAATGTGAAGGTATGGCCGACATTGACGGCGACCGTGTTCTCGCCGATATATGTCGTCGTGTCTGGGGGCACCTCGTCGCACTCGGCGAACGTGGCACCGGTGCCGCTATTCCAGCTGGAGTAGGTGCCCGCACCGGTCGGCACAGCCATCAGAGCGGCGTATGTTTTGTTTTGGCTGAATGCCCGGGTTGCGATGCCCACGTCATCGAAGTAGAGGTCGTAGGTTTCCGTGGCGCCGGACTCGGTGCCCAGGCGTAGGCGCTTCATAACCGTGCCAGCGCCACCAGTCGCGGTCTGCTCCGATCCGCCGTCTACTCGCGCGCCACAAGTGGAGGCATCGCAGGTGACGCGGAGGTCGATGCGATACCAAGTGGTTCCAGCAGCCAGGGTGGCGATCGGCGTCGGATTGGACCCGATGAGCAACTCGCCAGTTGTCTTGAGCTGGAGAGCAATTAGGTTGTTGTTAGACGAATCCTGCACCTTGATGATGTTCGCGTCAGCGAGAGGCAGCGAGGCCACGCGCAGATAGATGAGGAAATAAGTCTCGGTCGCCCGGCGTATCAATCCTGATGCGGATCCTGCCCCGTCTCCAGCGCCCCATCCCTGGATGTCCGCGCTGCCGGCATCAGCAGCAGGATTGAGCCGCAGTGCATAATTGCCGCTTCGCTTCACGGCCGACTGGATGCTGACTCCGGGCCCCGTCGTCGCAAAGAAATCGACTACCGCCCCAGCCTCGAATCCCGTGAAGTCGACCAAGAACGGGTTACCGAGGAATAGGAAATCATCCCCAAACTCGAACCAGGGCGGCCGCGTGCTGAGAAGTTCCCCGTCTAGTGCTGGGGCTTCTCCGATGGTGGCCGTGTTTCCGGGATTGTAAAAGATTTCCCAATCGTGGCGTGATGTACCTGACGGATCTCCACCGAGCCCCATTTCGATGATCAGGTGATCGCCTGCTTGCACGCCCGCCAGGGCAGCCGTGGCGGTTGTGAAGTGGCGCGACAGGACCTGCACGCTATTCAGCTCCGTATCATCGCGAGCTAGCGCTAGCAGTGTGCCGCGAACCGTCGAACCGTCCGCCGACACGACCTTGATGACGTATGAGAAAACCAAATTACTCGTGCTGAGGCCCTCACGGGCGCCAAACACGGCCTCGAATGTGGAGGCGGGGAGATCCTGCCCGGCGAGAGGCGGCGAGATCCACTGATAGATGAGGAGGTCCTGATCGTTGGAATCTCCATTGTCCGTATCGAAGCGGCTGACGTTATCCTCATGGGATAGCACCAGCAGCATCTGACGCCGCAGAGCGTCCGTCGTGACATCCCATGCACCATCGTAGGACGGCGTGATGATCGTGGGTTGGTCGGTCGGATAGAAGCGGGTAACCACCTACTCAACCGCCTCATCGAAGTAGGTCTCCGTGAATCGCAAGGACTGCCGGTAGTCCTTCTGCCCCTCCTCGCGTTCGGCGGCGTTCATCGTGACGAAGTAGAGTTCGTGACCGCGCCCGAATCGCAGGCACAGCACGGCCGCAGCGTCTCGCTGCAGCCGGCTCAGCTCACGGATCCTGGCCCAGCGCGTGCTGTCCGTGAGCAGCGAGGGATGCACGGGCACATCGATCTCGTGGTAGAGGGCATGACCGACATAGGTCGTCGGCGTCGCCCGCCCCCAGGGCTGAACGTACCGCACGTCCTGCCGAAGTTGCTTCCGTGGCTCCCAACTGTCGAGGCGGACCGAGGTGAAGTTTGAGTCGTCGCTCTGAATGTTTGCCGTGTGCAGCCAGTTGAACTCGAACGTGGTTCGCCCCGCCGGCAGAGTGGTTTGATTCGCCGACATGAGGACCGAAGCGCCCGATGCAGCCTGCCAGACCACGGCATACTCGTACGTCTCCCGCGACTGCACGTTGTGGTCCGTGTAGGCGTTGTCGCTCTGGTCCAGGAGCTCGGCCATGTTGATGAACGCATCCCCGCTCCCGCGCACGCGTCGCCGGATCAAGTAGCGGACGAACGTTTCGCCCGCGCCCGGCGTGATGGGCGTCCAGGTGATCCGGAGCCCCGGCAGCGTGTTCGGAAAGTCGCACTCGCCGATTTCTGCAACGGCCACGCCTCCCACGTTCACGCTCGTGGGGAAGAGTGTCTGAAAGCAGGTCAGCGCGCTCGAGCCTGTAGCGCCGGCATCGTTGGTCACGCTGATGCGGACGTAGAGAGTCTCCGGGGCCGGCAGCAGCCCCGCGGGGATGATGTGCTGAGTCGTCGAGGAGCCCACCTGCCCGGAGTCATAGACGAGATTGGCCCCACCGGCATCCGAGAAGACCTGCACGCGATAGCCAGCCTGAGAGCCTGCTGTGATGGTCCAGGCGACGGTCATCGTAGCGCTGGTGATGCTCGGACACCCGGCAGCCGGCGAGGTGACCGCTACCCCGAAGCCAACGCTCGCCTTGAATTCGACATCGGCGAGCGTCTCGTGGAAGACGGAGGCGAGGAACACAACCCCCAGTCCCGGGTTGGCCACGGATGCCAGGAAGGCTACGTCGGCCGTGACCGTTGCGGGCGGGCTATAGACGATTTCGAGATAGAGCGCGGCGACCGTCACATCAGATGTCCACACCGGCGAATAGGCCGGCGGCTCGCCGGCCGCCAAGGCGCACCCGAACTGCGAATCGTTCACGACTGCCGGCGTCAGCGCCAGACCGAAGAGGCTAGGTCCCCATGTGAAATGAGCGAACTGACTGTCCTGAGCCGGTGGACTGGCAATTGTCGTACTTTGGGCCCCATCTGGCCATCCCGCCGCGTCGCCCCATTGGGAGTACTTCGACTGTGAGAGGTCATCGCCCTGAACGCTATTGGCGACGATCAGCTTAACGCCGGCGGCGCGGACCTTCTGGGTGCCATCCCATGGCGCCGAGAAGGTCTGATGACTGACGAAGATGAGAGCGTGGATAATGACGCCCGTAATGATTGCTCCGCCAGGGATGCTGAAATTGAACCCTGTGACGCGGAGCCATCTGCTCTGTTCGTTATCGACGGTCGTGAGCTGTTGGATGACGGCTCGCTGGCCATCATCTTGAGCGAGGATGCCCGCGGGATTGGTCCACGCCCTCACCGCCGTGCCCGTCACAGGTGCCGTCAAGGCGTCCGTGCTCTCGGAGGCGTTGTTGCCGTAGGCGATGACACTGACCATCAGCCCGCTCCCGTGAGATGGCGCACCATGCGCTCGTCAATATGCTCCGGCGGGCAAGGCCTCGTAGAGCCATCCCAGAACCAGAGCTGGCTCTGGCCGTCGGCACTTGCCCGCCCTAGAACCACTCCATCGCAGCGAGGCCCGAGGCCATTCAATTCCAACGAGAATCGCCGGTACCAGATGGGACGGTCGAACTCATGGGAGAACTGGATCCTGAGCATGGGCCGGAGTCCCCTGAGCAGTACGAGCGCTCTGGGATAGGGCCGCGCGGCCAGAATCGACAGTCCGTCCTGCGGCTCATCCTGCGACGAACCGTCCGCGTAGACGGTCCGCCATCTGGGCTCCGCGCCTCCCATCAACCTTCGCTCCAGGTCCAGCGGCCGGTCGTCACGCTCACCCCCGTCCCGGTCATGGTGGCCGTGCCATCGACGCCGAGCACGATCTCTACCAGGTTGCCTTTCTGCCCTGTCGTCGCAAATGGCCCAGCGGCATAGGCGGCCGGTGGCGTCGTAATCAAGCCAAGGGCGCTACCCGCCGCCCCGTTGATGGTGGGAGCGGTGACGTTGTTGTCCCCAGTGTCGCCTGGTGCGCTCGCTGCCTGGACATAAGAGCCGAGCGCGTGGCTCGTGACATGCCAGAACTTGTAACCCGTCTGGGCCTCGTTAGCTGACTTGCCTACTCGGATGCTCGTCATCGAAAGGCCGCCAGTGGCGGAGATGTTCACGATGAACGTCTTCACCCACGAGAACTTCGTGCCTGGATTCGTGGGAGTGGGGATGGCAGTCGTTCCGTTGACGGTGTCCTCACGGCTGAACACCACGCTGCTGACGTCGGTTGACGTCGGGCCTGCCCCGGTCAGGCACTGGATTGCTACCGTCATCGGCATCTAATCGCCCTCCTTTACCTGGCGCCAGCCAGGAACGCCTCGCGCCCCAGCTGTCGCGCTATTACATCACGCATCCGACGCTCGATGGCGGCCGCATTGTCCTCGGGTGAGCCAGCAAAGCTCGAATACCGCATGTCCGCGACGACGGAGACCGTGCTCGTCGACCGCTGGTCCGGCTGGCTGAGCTGGATCAGCGGGACGCTCGTGGGCATCGTCCAGCCATGCGCGGGCACGATGCCGCTCGCGCGCAGAATCTCGGCGTAGGCGCGCGGGATGATGGCCTCGCCCTCATGGATCATCGCCAGCTGGTCGCGTGGCACGTACGGCGTGCCGATGGCGTAGCCCGTGACGCCGGCCTGATGCAGGAGGTCAGCCCGCAGGAAGGCGGACATCCTCGCGAAGTCGGCGTAGGTGACGACTCCGCCACCGGGGAGAGTGAGGGAGGTCGCCTGGCCAGTCATGCCGACCTTGTTGGCCAGTTTGACCCACTGCGCATCCAGGGTGTCCGCCGTGGCGGCTGCCGTGGCGGCTCCCTGTGCTGCCTTGAGGGCCGTAGCACGATCATCAGCGGACATCGCGTTCCACTGCTCCCAGGTCAGCGCGGAGTTCGGAGCGAGCGAACGAAACAGTGCGAAGTCGGCGTCGGACTGGGAGCCACCGGTCATGACAGCCGTAGCGCCCCCTCCGCCCGTGCCCGCCGGAACCACTTTGATCTGGGACGCCAGTTCCTGGAGCCGCTGTATGGAGGTCGCCGTCGAGATGAGTCCGTTCTGAAGATCCGTCAGGATGCGGGTGACTGCCTCAGCGATTGATGGAGCGATAGCGTTCACGCCATCGAGGACTGCCGTCAGTCCCGATTGCACCAGGAGTCCGACTTCGGTAGCGATGTTCGCCCCGGTGAGCCGGAAGGTATCCACGATGACCTTGAGTTCATCCGCCAGGAGGACTGTCTTGGTCTTGGCATCGTAGATGCCTCCATCAAGAACGGCGCCGACGTCGCGCATGACCTCCTCGAAGGCCGCGATGGCGTCGGGCGACTTCTCGTCGACAGCGCGCGCGAGGGCGTCCATGAAGTCTCGGCCGAGGGCGCTGGCGTCTTCGGGGGGCATATCCTCGCGGAGCTGCTCTACGATGTCAGCCGCGTTCTCGGACACCGTGGCGAGCGCGTTCTTCCCGCCGTCTTTGAGGGCCTTGTCCAGAGTGTCCATGAAGCGCGCGCCGGCCTTGCCGAACTCGAGCTCCGCAGCCTTCTGAGCCTCTCCCTCGGCGATAGCGCCAGCTATGCCTCGCATGAGGTTGTCGCCAGTCAGTTTGCCGGCGGCCTCGATCTTGTCCTGGTTCGCCTGAATCGCGCCGGTAACGGCCGAGAGCGCTTCGAGGGCGGCCTGCTGGGCCTCCGGAGTACGTTCGGTGAGGGCGCGAGCAAAGGCCTCCATGAGATTCGAGCCCAACGCTTCGGCGTTGGGAATCTCATCTTCTCGGAGCTGGTCGAGCAGATCATCGATGGCGCGTGCGGCATTCTCGCCTGCGCGGGGGCTGTTGGTTCTGATGGCCTCGCCCAGGGCATCGGCCGCCTTGGCGCCCGTCTCTCCGAACTGCTTGACCAGCCCTTCGAGCTCAGGTGCGAGAGCCTCGCGGAAAGCATCGATGGCGCTTTGGGCTGAGTCCTTGAGTGCTTTGCCGGCGCCACCTCCGGCGCCACCACCACCGAGATTCACGGTCCGCGTCGGAGTGGTAGGGCCGGTCGGGGCAGCGCCCGCTACCGGTCCTGTTATCAGATCCCACCAGGCAGCGCCCGGCTGAGCAGCGATGATATCGAAGAAATCGGGGCCATGGCCCGGCAGTTGAGGTAGCACCGGCATCTGCGGCATATGGGACAGGTCGAGTGCCGCCCCCGAGAGCCCGACCAGGGATGCCTGTATCTGATTCGCGAAGCTGATGACCTGCTGCCCGAGAGCCTGCATCCTCGCAAGGAGGCTCGGCGTCTGGTTCGAGATTCCCATCTCGATCCCCTGCACGATGGCCTCGCCCACGGGGATCATGCTTAGCGCGGGACTGCTGACGCCGAGAACACGTCCCGGCAGGTCCTTGAGGTCCTCTAGCCGATCCTCGAACCAGTCCGTGAAATTGTCCCAAGCTCCCGCGATGCCGTCCTTGATGCCATCAACGATGGCCTCCCCGATTCCCGTGAACCAGTCGTAGACGTCCCCCGGGAACGCGATGGCCCAGTCAAATATGCTTTGGGCAAAGTCGCCGACAGCTTGCAGGGCGTCATCGAGCGCTTCCGCCACGGATTCCGCCGCATCCCAGACGGCGGCGCCAAAATCGCCCACTGCGCGACCAGCATCCTCCACTGCGCCGACAGCACTGGCAACCGCTCTCTCCGTGGCCCAGAATGCCGCCTTCAGGTCATCCCAATGTCGAATGATCTCGATGGTGGCAGGGATCATGCCGAAGCTGACGACACCCGCCAGAATTTCCAGCCCCAGCTTGAACTGGTCGGCGTGCTCGCGGACGAAGTTGATGGCATCGCCCATCCTGTGGAAGGCCTCGACTGCCCCACCTGCCAGGGCCTCCAGAATGGTGGCCGTCGTGTCAAACCACTCGTATCTCTCCCGGAGTTCGTCCCATTTCAGGATGAGGTAGGTGATGCCCGTCGTGATGGCCACGGTTGCCAGCAAGGCTGCCGTGAACGGGTTCACGAGCGCGGCGGCGAGCGCGGCGGCTGTGTAGGCAATCGTGGCCGCGGTGACGATCCCGATGGCAATCGCGAAAGCCTGCACGAGATCCGGATCGAGGGAGCCGTGCAACTCCCCGGTTGCTTCGACCACTGGCCCCAATACCTCAGCCATGGCGAGGAAAGCCGGCCGCCACGTCTCGCTGAGGTAGTTGATGGCGTTCGGCAACTCGTCGGCGAGGAAATCGGCCAATGCTGTGAGCGCCGGCGCGAGGACGCTCGTGAACTGAATCCCGAGCGTCTCGATGGTTCCCGTCAGCCGTTCCCAGGCGCCCGCGAGATTGTCGGTGCGCTGGCGAGCGATCTCGGCCGCGTCCGAATTCTTCATGGCGTCGGACATCGAGACGAACGCGTCTTGTCCCATCTCCATGATGCCGATGGCCGTACGCATCGCGTCTCGGCCAAAGATGGTCTGGAGAGCCTGAGCACGTTGCTCGTCGGAAAGTCCCGTGAAAGCCGTCTTGAGGATGCCCGCAATCTGGGAGAGCGGCTTCATCTGGCCCTGAGCATCGAAGAACGCGAGCGAGCCTTCTTTGGTTCGGAGGCCGAGGCCTTCCATGGCATCTTTCGCGGCGTCCGTGTTCGGGATGAGCGTGTTCAGAAACTGCTTGAAGGACGTGCCAGCGTCGGATCCCGACTGAAAGAACTTGGCGGTCCCCGCGATGGACGTCGAGAAGTCAGCAAAGCTAATCCCCGCCGCCGCAGCAGCGCCACCGCCTTGCGCAATCGCCTGCGACATGTCGTCGACGTCGAACCGCGAGACGTTGGCTGCCCCAGCGAGACGGTTGACATACTCCGTCAGGTCTGATGTCTTCGCTCCCCAGACCGCCATCGACGTAGAGACGGTGTCCGCAGCCTGAGCGAGATTGGTGCCACCAGCCGCCGCGAGGTTCGCGGCCGCATCGGCCGCCCCGATCATGATGTCCTCGGCGCTCAAGCCCGCCTGAGAGAGGATGACCATCGCGCCCGAGACCTCGCGGGCCGAAAACATCGTGTCCGACCCGATGCGAAGTGCTGTCTCCCCCAGGCCGTCGAGTTGATCCTTTGAGGCGCCAGAGACGGCCGCTACCGCGGAGAGATTCTTTTCGTAGGTGGCGAAGGCCCCCACGCTGCCGGAGAGGGCCGCCTTGATTCCACCAATTGCGAGTTGAGCGGCGCCGAATCCGAGAGCCGTGCTAGCGATCTGTCTGCCGAAGGATGTGAATCCACCACCAGCCGCCGCGGCCTGCTGCCCTGTCGCAGCAGTCGCCTGCTGCATGCGCTTGAGGTCGTTGAGATAGCTGTTGAGTCCTTCGACGACGGCCTGGACGCCAGCCTTCTCCAGGGGCACGGAAACCTCCGGCACCCCCCGACCGTCAATCGAGAGTGTAGTCTACGATTTCCGCCGGCGCGCGGCCGGCCGCGGCTGCGCCGTAGCGCGTGCCAACTCTCCCGGCATGAAGTACTCGACGGCCTGGATAACCTCGCGTTCCAGATAGCCACAAGCCTCTGTGACTGCGCGGATGACAGCCGCGAGATCCCGTTGCTCCGCGAGGGCATAGCTCTCAACCCACTCGCGATAGCGAGCCCCGGGATTGGGGTCGATGGGCACGCCGGCGAGCGCCAGCTGCTCGACCCAGCCGTCGTCGGCTGGTGCCATCGTGCCAGGGGGAGCAGCGTCGAACTCCGTCCCCAGCAGCAGCAGCACACGCGCCACGGCCATGATCCGATTGGAGTGAAGCTCCGTAGGGTCCGCATCGTCCGTAGGGTCCGCATCGATTGTGACGGCATCGATGGCGCGACGGAGCGCTCCCCGAGGGACGGCTCTGACGCGGAGCGTGATGCCGTTGCTCAGGGTGATCCGGCGCGCGCTTTCCGCAGCGCCATCTGGCGTTCCTGGTGTTTCGCCATTGCGTCGCTGCGATGGATCTCGATCAGTCGCTGGAATCGCCAATGTGCCACCGCCTCGATTCGCTGCTCGCGGGCCAGTCCGTCCCATTCGGGCCAGGGAATGCAAGCATGCCGTGCCGCCTCGCGTTCGTCGCGCTCCGGCACGAAGCCTGGAATGTCCGGCTCCGTGGCCAGCCCGAGATCGACCTGTTGCGACGTGAGAGGATGCTCAAGCAGCGACTCCCCGTCCCTCCAGGCCCGGAAAGCACGACATCCGCGCCAGGACCTCGCTCTCTAGGATACCTATGGCAGAGCGGCCGAGATTGAAAGCGGCCGTGAGGTCGGCGTCTGTCCGGCAGGCGTAGAGTTCCAGCCAGTCGAGACGGCGCGTCCACCGGCTGCGCACGTCGACGGCGATACCGGCAGCCGCGAGCTCCTCGATCCAGCTGTCATTCTCTGGAGGCGCAACGTCCGGCGGGGTGGTCACGATTTCGAGGCCACGCGCCAGAAACAATCGCGTGAGGGCGCGCATGCGCTCAGCTTGTGCTTGTTCCTGCGCGGCGCCGTAGTCCGGGTCTGAGGGGTTCTCCTCGATGTGACCATCCTCAAACGTGATCTTGGGAACCTCGGGATCGGCCACACTGCTGAGAGCGCGCCGGACGAGCGCCCTCGGAATCGGGAGGGAAGCGAGGACGACCCTTGTCGAGAGAGTCGTGGACTGGATCCCTTCCGCGTCAGTCCAGAGCAGGGGATCGTCAGCCACGGCCGCAGTGTATCACCGTCACGCGGAGCGCGTGCTCGGGCATGATGAGCAATACAACCATCGACCAGGAGTCAGGCTCAGCAGATATGGCTTCTCGCGGAGGTCCGTGACTGTGAATCGGTAACTGTGTCCGCAGTAGAGGAGAACGTCCAGTCCCCAGACGTCGGCCCGAAGCTGGCGAATGGCCGAGCGCCCGGGCCGGTGGGGCCTTCGGGAGATCCTCACCATTGGAGTAGGCGACTCTCAGGGAATGCCCAGTCCAGCCACCGCGCAGCCCAGCATCGCCACCAGCTCAGGAGCCAGGCGACGCAGACCATGGCGGGATCCACTCGGGATCCTCGGGCACATCGGCGGACCGCCACTCGTTGCGCTCCCACTCGGCGCGGCCGATCCCCCGTAGTTCACCCAGCGTTCGTCCGTCATCGCAGCTCAATCGCTCATGATTAGCCTCGTGAAGCCTAGCAGGCTTGCCCCCACCGCAGCTGCTAGGCCGGTCACGAGGCCGACGAGCCATTCACGTGGCTCGAGGAGGTCCGCGGCGTCGAGCTGAACGAGAGCGTTTGCCATCGATGCCAGAATGGCCACGCCCACCGTCACCGCCAATTGCTCGAGCCGCTTCGTCAACATCGTCAAGCGGCCTTGATCAAGCGGCCATCTGAACCGTCGACGGCAAGCCCACCCCAGAGGCTCACGTTCTCGACGCCGCGCGCCGTCGCTGCGACCACGGCATTGAGCTGCCGGGACGTGGGCCAGGTGACGGCTTGCTCTGGCAGCCGATACCACGAGTAGCCGCCGTCGATTGTCCGGTAGGCATGGCCGCGGAGGTTTCCGGTGTCGTTCCAGATCAAGTAGCCGACTTCCCGCGTGGCGAAGCAGATATCGGCGACGCTGCCAGTCCCGGAGCCCTGAAAGGTCTTTGCGTCCCAGTTGTCGCCGCCATCAATCGTGTAGTAGACGTTCCCGTCCGCGGCGCCGATCCACCAGATCTGATCGGTGACCATCCAGACCGTATTGAGAACGGTAGCTGCGATGGGTCCGGTGACCGCTGCCCAGGTCGAGCCGCCGTTCGTCGTTACGAGGACGGCATTGGCGTTCCCGACGGCGACGACATTGTCGCGGTCGACAGCATGGATCGCATTGAGGTCCTGCGCCGTGACGCTGCCAGCCTCCTGAACCGTCACGCCCTGCGTGGCGTCCGTGAGCAGGTAGATGTAGCCGCCGTCCCCGACGATGTAGGTGCGATCCGCACCAAGCGAGACGAGATCGTTGGGAGGGCCCGAACCGACGTATCCCGTCGTGACCTCGGTCCAGCCGCCGAGGCCGGCGATGAGGTCCGCGGTCCGCAGGTAGTGGTGACTGATGGAGGCGTTGGAGACGACCACCAAATAAGGCCCGACGCAAGACATCGCTGACGGCGCCTCGGCGAGCCCGAGCGATGTGATGGGTGACGTCGCCCAGGTTGCGCCCCCATCCGTCGTGTAAACCACCTTGGCGGGGAGGCCGGGCGAACCCGAGGAATCGGAGACGAGTGCGAAAAGATGCTGGGCGCCATCGGAGGCGGGTCCGCAGCCACCGCAGCTGATGCTGTCGCAGATCGCGACGTCGATCACCTCATCGGTGACCTGCGTGTCTGCCTGGATTGCCGGCAGGACGGGCTTGATCTCGTATGCCGTCCGCCCCGTGACGGCGAGGTTCTCGGGAATGATGGCGCGCTGTGAGGAATCGAGAGCGCCGACTTCGCCTGTGCTGTAGGTCGTGACCACGCCCTGGCTGATGACCAGCACCTTGCCATCGGACCAGCCAGAGTTATGGTCTCGCGGGTCCTTGCAGCTCCCAAAGTGGAACATCGGGGTGATCTCGCAGCGCCGGCGCGCAAGCGCGAACATGTCGCTGTAGGCCAGCGGGTAGCGGAACTCGAGCGGGATCGAGGGAAGTCCCTCTTGGCCCTGGATGATGTCGGTGACGTCGAATTTGTCGTACTCGGTCTCGCTGGGGGAGTAGACCGGTGTCAGGTCTCCGAGGTCCCAGGTGAGGGCACCTCCGCGAGCCTGACCTTTGTAGCTGGGAGCGTTCGTGGGCCCGGCGACTCCATCGATAACCCAGAGCCGGGAGAAAGTCGTCTTGGCGATCTTCTGGTTAGCGACCAACGGGGAGCCTCCGACATGGAGATCACCCCCCGGTTTCAGGCTGGAGTGTAGAGGCTCAGGCCGCTGGCGTCACGTGGGCGAGGAAAACTCGCGCTTGCGGCCAGCCGTGCCGACTCATGCCAGTGTACCTGAAGAGCGAGAATCGGCCCGAGCGCGCGGCTCCATGCCACCAGAGCCAAACTCCATCCCGCAACGCGAGCAGATGACGATCACGGTATGATCTCCTCGGATCCGTTAGAACACGCCGCGCCGTATCCAGTCGGCTCCCCCTGTGGTCCGGCGGTGATGGGGGACGTAAGCCATAGACCATAACGGATCCTCATGGGGGGTTTCCGTCGGTGCTGGCCAGCGCGAGGATGCGTTGCGCGTCCACCCGGAAAGCAGCCAGGACGGCATCTCTCACATCTCCGATGTGGCGCTCGAGGTCCTGTTGGGTGATGAGCCCACGATGCCAGAGCTGGTGATTAAGCCGAATTTCAGCGTCGAGCGGTAGCCCCAGCGCCTCCAGTCGAGGCGGCCCGAGGAGGATGCCATGGGGAGCCTCCCGGTCCGGCGCATCCATGGGGATGATGGACCGAAAGCGCCGGCCGAGCTCGTCTGTCCAGTCGACGGTGCGCGTGTTCATGCGGGCGCACCGTCTGGTTCATTGATGGCGATCGCCGCGTTTGCCCACATGGTGGCCTGCTGCAGCGCGCGAATGGCGAGCGTCTGTTCCGCGGATTCTGGTGTGTTGATCTCTATCAGGCGCGCGAAGGCCAGGGCCCCCTCTCGCAGATGCTGATACCGCGTCGCCTGGTAGGGCGACGGCGGATGATACGTAAAAATGCGAACAAGATCCAAATAAGGCACGTTCCCCCCTTATGGCATCACTGCCGAGCGCACGATTGCTGTCTCAGGGTCCCTCACGCGGCGCCAGGCGGCAATGGCACCGCGCCGCGTGCCAAACGGGTTATCCAGGTCCTGAGCCGAGACATTGTAGGCCGAGAACTCCTCACCCCCAGAGCGGAAGGCGAGATCCGTCTGCCACCGGTTCATGCCCGCTGCACAGACGCAGCCCGGGCGATCGAGCTTCGCGGCCGCGAAGCGCGCGATGACGCGTTCCCAGTCGCGGTCCATCTCAATGGTCGGATGCTGGCGCTTCTGATCCTGCCAGCCGGCGCGGTAATAGAGCCGAGCGACGTCCGGCATACGCCCGACGATCCACTCGGCCCGGTCGAAATCCTCATCCGTAGCGTTCCAGTCTCCGGGAGCATACGAGAGCACACCCAGCGCTCGATCTCGCATGAGGAGGCAGCCGGTCTGCGTCTCGTAGGAGCACTGCACGCAACTGCCGCTTTCGGAGCAGCTGCAGCCACCTGCCGGCTCCCACAGGAACGACACCTGAGTCTGCGGGTCGTTGTAGATGCGGTAGACGTCGACCTCAGCGAGGAAACTTGCGTCCACCGAGGCGTCCTGGGCCTCCCAGCCGAGCGCCTCCTGAAGATCCTCCAGCACCGCGAGCTCGCGCCGGAACGTGATCGTGGAGACGCCCGACGCGATCACCACGTGGATCGGCCGGATCTCCCATTCGGGCGCGCCGTCTTTGCCGGGATAGAACGCATGTACCTCCGCCGCATCGACCACGAGCGAGCCCGAGGCTACGGTCACGGTGCCGGTCTCATCGTAGCTGTCGCCGTCTTCATCCGACCAGGTGATCGCACTGCCCTCCTCAAGCACTGTCGCAGCCTTGATGCCACCGGTGAGGATGTGGCCCCAGCGTGCTTTCACGATGTTGTGGAGGCCACGCACATCGAAGGACGGGCGCATTACAGCTTCGGGGCGGAAATACCGCTCGATGTGGGCCCATTCGTCGAACTCCCAGGTCGGGAGCAGGCGATAGCCGATGTAGCGCTCGAGATCGCCTTCGGCTTCGGCGATGGCCTCGGCGACGTCCTCGCGGGAGACCGCATCCGATGCCTGCCATGAGTGCTGAGCCCAGGCCTGGCCGCAGCTGACATTCTGGGTGTTCGGGAGCCCACTTGAGCCGTCGAGCTGCAGGCCGGCGCCATGAAGCGGATTGACGCCGACGAGCTGAAACCATCGCCAGAGCGGGAGTTTGGTCGGGGTCGATGCTCTCATGGCGCCAGTGTACTCAAATGCTCCGCGATAGGCGCTCCAGCATCAGCGCCAGCCCCGCGACGGCCGCGACCGCGAGAGGCCAGGTCGGCGCATCGAGTCGCAGCCACGCATACGCTCCCGCAGCCGTCCAGACCGACGTACAGCCGACGCAGTGCAACACACTCGCCAGGGGCAGAGGATTTCCGTCGCGCCAGAGCGCGGCTCGCAACCGCCGAATGGCCTCGAACGGCCCATCGTCCTCGACCAAGAGCACGGCGACCCTCCACGCGGCCAGGCCGGCAAGCGCGAGGGATAGCCATGTCACGGCTGACGAGTAACCGACGCGAGCTCGGGCGCGGAGCGAGCCGGCATCGAGGCCACCTGCTCCACCGTGTATCGCGACATGCCCCGCAGGTTCAGCAGCCAGTCGACGTCATCGTTCTTGACGTAGGCCCAGCTGCCCTTCTTGAAGTAGTACCGCGTGCTCGTCTTCGGGCTCCGGTAGCTGTGCTCCGAGGTCAGCGGGCCATCATAGAGGATGGCCGTGAGTCCGTTCGGCGAACTCCCCGCAGGCGCCGCCTGAACGCGTGATTCTGGCGATGGGAGCGAGGTCGACGCTGCCCCCTTGCGACATCCTGAGCAGGCCATGAATCGTTCGCCCCCTTTCCAGAGTCGGTCCCATTGTCGCAGGATAGCAGCCTTCGAATCCTCGAACGCCGCCATGTTTTCCTCGCGCCGGCGGCCCGTGTACTTCCGATAGGTCCAGAGCGGCAGCGGAATGCGCGTCGAGCAGTACCCGCGATCCGCGAGCGCGATGTGAAACGCCCAATCCTCCCAGGCCGGCAACTGCTCGTCATAACCGCCGACGGTGCGCCAGGCGTCGACGGGGATCAGCTGCGTGACGGCGCCGATCTGGCCGATGCGGACGAGCAATTCCGGATCCCAGTCCGGATTCCGGAACACCTGCCACTGCCCGGGGCCGCTGGGATCCTCCCAGAAGTCGGAGTACGCCACGATGCCCGGCTGTTTGCGGATGACCTCGAACATGAACTCCAGGCACTCCGGCTCCAGCATGTCGTCCGCATCGAGGGGCAGGTAGTAGCGCGCCCGAGCAGCGGCCACGCCGACGTTGCGAGCATGGGCGACGCCCGTCCTGCCCTCGGTCTCGATGATTCTCACCCAGGACGGCAACGGAGCGAGGGATTTGCCCGAATCATTGACTACAATGATCTCCCAGCCCCGGAACGTCTGGGCCTCTACAGAGTCGACAGCGTCGGTGACGAGCCGTTCGTGGCCCGGGCCGACAGGGATGACCACGGAGAGCGCCGGAGGATCGAGAGATGGTACGGGGGGTATTGACCTTGTCCCCGCTCCTGCCGGCGCTCTCCGCGAGTCTCCGCCGTGCCAGGGGAACCAACGGTGCCACTGCACGGGAGCCTCGAGACGGGACATGGAGGATTCGCGGTTGCGATAGATGAGAGTGTCCGCTGTCGTGACCATACGCGCGCGGAATCCGTACGACGCCAGCCGGCACCAGAGGTCCGCATCCTCGGCGGTGCGGCAGCGGCCCCGATAGCCGCCAGTGAGTCGCCACGCCTCCCGCGTGAACATTGAGCAGTAGGGCATGAGATTCTGCCCGCTGAGTTGCCGTTCCCAGACGAACTGCTCGGGCCAGCCGCTGTTGCCAGCCGGCAGATCGCGCCGGTAGACGACGGGAGTCCGACCGTCTTCCTCGGTGAAGCGCACGTTGCCGTAGACGGCATGCACCGGTTCGAACCCGTCCGGCCGGCCGATCTTCGGGAGCACGCGTTCGTCGAGGGCCGCGGCCAGGTGCGCGAGCGTGTGGGGCGTGAGTTGATCGTCAGCATCGAGGGGGATGATGTATCGCCCGCGCGCGGCCGCGATGCCTGTGTTGCGCGCGCCCGCGAGGTACTGGTTCGTCTCGTTGTGAATGACCCGAAACCGTTTGTCCTTCGCCGCGTAGGCGTCGGCGATGGCGCCGCAGTCGTCTGGCGAGTCGTCGTCGACGACGACACATTCCCAGTCGGGGTCGGTCTGAACCTCCACGGAGTCGAGAGCATCGGGCAGGTACTGGGCGAGCTTATAGGCAGTGACGACGATGGACGTCCGCGGGCTCGACTCCTCGGCAGCGCGCCGCTCTGCCAGCTGCCGGTAGAGGCCCGCGTACTGCGCAGCGGCGCGCTCCCACGACCACCGCGCGGCGGTCTCGCGGCAGGCTGCGGCCATCGAATCTCGCTCCACCATCGCCTTCTCAAGGGCTACGGCGAGCGCCGCGTAATCGTGAGGGCGCACGAGGAACCCGTCGACGCCGTCGGTCACGATTTCGGCCGCGCCTCCCCAGCGCCAGCCAACGACAGGCACCCCGCAGGCGAGCGCCTGGAGGATGGAGACCCCGAAGGTCTCGCGCGCCGTCGAGAGATAGGCGCTCGCGCCCTGATGGAGCAATGCGGCTTCGGCGTAGGATTTGTGCCCGACGATCGTCACGTTGGGCGCCGCTCTCCCGAACGTAGAGACGAACTGCCGTTCGGGTAGGAGCTTGGCCACTTCGTTCATGTGATCCGGATCGCAGACCGGATCCGGACGAGTCTTGTCCCAGAGGATGTAGGCCGGTGACACCGGCCTGCCCTGCCACTGGCTAGCGTCAATGCCATGCCCGATGACGACGGGATCCCGTGCCGTGTGCCGACGGATGGCGCGCGCTACCCAGTCCGTGGGCACGGTGACCGCATCTGCGGATGTGATGGCCGCAAGCACCTCGCGGTTCGCATCGTGGCACCAGGACGGCCACTCGAACTCTGACCAATAGAGCCCGTGGCAATGCGCCACGAAGAGCTTTCGCGGCCATTTTCGCAGCCACTCTCGCGGCATTGTGATGTGGCAGGCGAGGATGTCGGCGTCGGCGGGATTGCCCACAAGCTGGATACCCTGGGCGGGCAACGAGTTCTGGAGCCCTTCCACGACCCGACGAACGCCACCCTGGCCATCATCCTGGCCGCGCGCTTCCGGCCACATGTGAACCCTGATCATTCCGCAAGTCTCCAGAGCGCCAAGCCCAGCCCGAGAATGACCACGTAGATGATCAGCAGGTCGATGTACCTCACAGGCTCCCTCCCAGATAGGTACCACCCCAGCCCATTCCCCGGCGGGACCATTCCGCAAGCGTCCCGCTTGCGATGAATGGGGCCAGTGCCAAGGCCACTCCCGGATAGGCATCGGTGTGATCATGCAACCAGACGGGAGAACGAGCGCGCAGCGACGGCAACCAGAGCTTGAGCTCCATCGCTGTATCGGCTTGCTCATGCGAAGTGTCGAGCAGCAGTCCGTCGAAGAGGCAACCGTTCCGGGGCCCATTGGAGGTGTGCGAGCACCAACTTTCCCAGCGATGGGCCCAGCCGCAATTCTTGACGGCTTGCTCCGTCCAGTTCAGTGCATCCTGGCTTCGATCCACGCTCATCACGCGCGTGTCATCCGGAAAACGCTCAAGGATGGCGAGCGCTGTGGTGCCGCTGCCCGCTCCGAGATCTGCCACCCAGCGCGGGCGCTGGGCTCGCCAGTGTGCCTCGAAGAGAGACTGAATCAGGTCGACATCGTCAACAGTCAGGTACTTGCGGGACCGAGCGAGGTCGCGGGCAGGGGATTGCGTCATCGTTGATCCGCCCTCGCCTGGATGCTGCCGATGTGCGCGAACAGGTCTCCCACCGGCCGCAGGTTGAGGGGCCAGAGCACCCGCTGACGAGCGGCAGGCCGGCCGCACCATTCGCGCTCGGTGCTTCCAGGATCGAGTCCCTCCGTCCATGGCCCGACAGCCCGCGCCCAGCGCACAGTTTCGAGCCGTGGATGGCCCGCTGCGATGTGATGCTCTGCACTCGTGGGATCGAGATGGAGATAGGTCGCGCCGTCGATGTTGAGGACCTCGGCGCGGAGTTGGGCGAGAAATCCCAGATAGCCCAACCTTACGCAGCCCCATCCCTCCCGGAGCGGCCGCACGAACTCCTCGGCGTCGAAAAGTCGGAGACACTCCCAATCGTCCTCAAGCGGCAGGACCCAGGTCGACTGAGGATGGATTTGCTGCATGGCCAGGTTGTAGGAGGCACCGTAGCCGCGGCGCTCGCTGTTGCTCGTGCGCACCGGCAGTCCGAACGCATCGCTTGCCAGGTGCGCCAGACATTGGCGATACTCGTCGGCGCTCCCGTCATCGGCGATATGCACGACCAATCGACTGCTCCAGCGGAGGTATTTCGCGAGGGACGATATGGTCCGGGCAGCGTAATCCCAACGGTCATAGGTCAGAACGGCCACCCCGAGCGTCTCCTCAGCCATGAGCAACGCGCCAGACCGTCCGGCTGGCCCGCCGTCCAACGACGGGAATGGTCACGATGGGCGCAGCCTCGCAGCCCAAACCATTGAGCCAGGATTGAACGGCCTCATCGCTGGGGAGCCAGGCGGGCCCAGGCCCATCCCCGGCGAGTTGCGTCTCGAAGTACAGGATGCCGCAATCCTGCGCAATCTCCATCAGCTTCGCCTCAGCAGCTGCTCGCCCGTAGTCGCGCACCATGTAGGCGAACGTCGAGAACAGGAGCACGACGTCGAAGTTGAAAGTGTCCAGGTCCATGATGTTGGCCTGGTCGAACTTGACGGGCATGTAGCTCCAGAGCTCTCGAGCGATAGCGATGGAGTTCTCCCCGGTGTGGAATCCGCCCGTATCGATGCCTGAGGCGCGCATGCCCTCGCACGCTGCCGCCGCCACGAAGTCGCCTTGAAAGCACCCGAGATCGCAGAACGTCTTGCCCTTGAGTGGAAGCGCGAGATCCGTGTGCGCCCCCAGGTCCCGCAAGACGGCCCGCCATCGGCGCGCTACGCGCGGCGTGTCCCCCACCTCTTGACCATCGGCCGGCCACTCCGCAATCGTGCGAAAGCAGAGCCCCGAATCCGACCATGGTTGCTTCTGCGGAGCGGGTTCGCCGATGAAGTGTGCCTCCTGGAAGTCGATGAGGTACGGCCAGTCGCGTTTGAGGATGATATTCGACGAGGTCATATCCCCATGGCGGACGTTCCGGCTACGGAGCTCCCAGAGCAGGCGGATCATGTTGCGGCGAAACAGCTCGCCATCGAGGGGATGATGATCGGACCGCCCCAGGTCATTGGACTGGAAGGCGTAGGCTTTGCCCTCGTGCTCACGCACGACCCCTACCCTCGGAGTCGGAGTCATCCCGGAGCCCGCCATCTCATCCAGAAACCGGATGTCGTTCTGGAGCGCCCGCCGGTTGTGCGCGTCGAGCGCCACCTTTTCGATGATTCCGCCAGGCAGGCGGTAGACCTCCATGCCGGCGTGGCCGCCGATGAGCGGGTACGCCTGCAGTTGAGCGCGATGCGCCGCGACTGCCACTGCTAGGCTCATGAATACCTCCCCCACCGCGGCGGCTTCCAATCCCGGGTCAGGATGTTGCGCGTCTCCAAGATGACGCTCTGCCATGGTCCGCGCTGCGCCGTATCCGTGTCCGGATGCGAGCGGTAGTTGTAGAGCGGAGCGCCGTTCGCGATCGGGCGCAGGGCGCCAACGTCGGGATGCGTCATCAGGATTGAGATGAGTGCGCTGTCTGGAGCTCCCGATGCCGTCTCGACGGGGAAGCCCCCTGTGCGGTCCCAGAGGTGCTTGTGAACGACGGCCGCGTTGCACGGCACGGTCTGCGTTTCGCCGCTCTCCATGTAACGCACGCCGTAGTACCAGTACGTGCGTTCCGCTTCCTGCTCGGGGATCTGATGCGCGGACTCCCACCATGCCTCGATGGCCGTGGGCTCCAGCGTGTCATCTGCACCGAGCATCAGAATCCACGATCTGGAAGCCAGCGCCACGCCGCAATTGAAGGCGGAGGCCACCCCGATATGCCAGGGGGCACGCCAATAGCGTAGGAGGCTCTCTCGGCGTGGCAGATACTCGGATGGAATCGGAGCCACGTCGTCTACGATGAGAATCTCGTAGGGATGGGTCGTTTGCGCAGCGACCGAGTCCAGGCATTCCTCGATCCAGCGCTGATGTGCCTCCAATGGACCGAGCGGAATCACGACCGTCATGGGCGCGGTCGTCATTCGTCGGCTCCATCGCGCCGAAGCGCCTCCTCGAGCGACGGCAGCGTCCAAAGCGGCCCGCTGGGCAGAAGCGTGCGGTTGATGCGCGGCTCCGGCAGCAGCCGAATCACGGAGACCGCCCCATCGTGGCGCGCCAAGGATTGCAGCGCCGCCGCTTTGCAAATGGGGAACTCGGTCGCTAGGTGCACGATCCGTCGGCTGTCTCGCGGCACTCCCTCCGCCTGGATAGCCCGGAGCAGCTGCACGGCGACGGCGCGCACGGTCGAGCCCGACCAGTAGGCATGAGTCCAGCCGTCGCCGGCGTAACCGACATCCCGCCACCAGCGCCAAAGCCCATGTCGCGTCGTCACGAAGGACGTTCGCACGATGAGGCCCGCAGGAACCTGCTCCCCGAGCGCCTTCGTCCAGCCGTAGGGATCGATGGGCGCTAATGGGCTATCGACTCTGTGCCCCGGGCCCGCTCCGAGTCGATCGTTTGGCGCTGATGCGAGCCCGCTTGGCGGCCATATGGCCCGGGCCCAGGCGTCGGCCCCGACGCCAAACACGCAGTCGGTGGAGATGCCGACATAGCCGGCACCGCACCTTTGGGCTTCAGCGCTAAGGCGAAGGGGTATCGCCGCATTCGATTCAATCTGCTCGGCGGCGGGAGCACCTGGCAGTCTACCGATGCAGTTGATGACGATGTCATCTGCCCCATATGGGCCCATGCCAGTCGGCAGCAGCGAGTCAGCCATCAGCAACTCCGAAGGCTCCTCGTCCGCGCGGTCCCAGGCCCAACGAAGCGCCGTGCCGAGCGCCCCACGGTGGCCGAACAGATAGATGGTCATACGTGCTCCGCCTCGTCGAGTGCTGCCGCGATCTCCGCTGCGCTCCAGTTCCCGGCCAGTGGTCGATCGCTCCGGAGCTCGAACCGCTCAGCGGGATGGAGCGCCTTCACCGTCGGCGCCAAAACCGTCCAGAACGGCCCCTCCTTCAGGGCCCGCTTAGCCTCACTCGAGGTCAGCAGGGTCTCGTGGGCTTTCTCACCGGCACGGTCCCCAACCTGGACGTACTGCATGTCGCCCACGGCACCGTGCACGGCCGTGAGAAGCGACGACGCGCGCGCGGAGTACACCGTCACCGTCCCGCTCGGTGCATCCGCCGCGGCCAGGATGGTGTCTATCGCCTCGCCGCTTGTCATCCAGAACCGCGTCATGTCCGGGTTCGTGACCGTCACCTGCTCGCCTGCCCGCACCTGCTGGCGCATGCGAGGGAGCGCGGAGCCCGTCGACCCGATGACGTTGCCGTAGCGAGCGACAACGAAGCGCGAAGCAGCGTTCCAGCGCGCCGCCTCCTGCCAGAGCCGCTCCATGAGCAGTTTCGTTGCGCCGTACGTGTTGACCGGCATGCAGTTGTGGACGATGACCCCCCCTGCAACAAAGTTGTGAGTACCCTCCACATCGAGACAGTAGACATTACGCCGAGGCCGATCCCCCTTCGTGACCTTTACCGGAGCAATGTACGGGAGGGACGGGCCGAACCTCCAGTGACGTTCTTCATAAGGCGGAGCCCAATCCGGCAGCTTGCGACGCATGTGCCCCATCACATATGGACCGATCGCAGCAAAAAAGCGAGCGCTTGCGTCGGCCGTGAGTCGCGTCTCTGGATAAGGGCCCCACTTGCCCACGCGGACCATGAGGACGTGCGCCGGGAATCCATGTAAGGTCAGTTGGTCCGCCAACCATTGCACATCCTCAACTGAGAATCCGTGGGTTGCCAAGCGCGCGTGATAGGTACGGCCCCCATTCGTGCGACTTACACAACCGTCATCCATGTACCACGCGGCCAACATTTGGGCTGACCAAGCATCGAGAACGTCTCGGCGGCAGACAATCTTCTTGCCGCTTGGATACCAATGCTCCCTCATCTGACCAAGGGCCGCTCCTGCGGAATGGGGAAGCCGGGCGACGATATCTTGCCACTCCTGGTCTCGATTGCCGTGGCTCGTTTGTAGCCGAGCACGGCCTGACCCATTGCGTGTCAAGAAAGCATCACCCAACAGGCACCCCACGGTCGTGGCGAATTGCCGTGCATTCGGTGCTTCTTCGCCGGTGACGATATGATCCCCGGTCCTGAGTGCAGCTGCTGGTATCCATCCATCAGGAGTCAGGACGAGATGATCCTCCGTCAGCCATACTCGCTGCGATTGCCCGCGATGCTGGTGCGCATGTTCGTAGCTGAGACCGAGCATTGTTCGGCCCGCCCTCTGATTCTTATGCCATCCCGTGATTCGGGCGGTCCGAAGCCCGTCGTTGGCGAGTGTGACGACCTCCCCGTCACACTGATCGTGCACCAGCTTGGCGATGCGGACCGTGCGGCCGTTTGCCAGACGAACGGGCGCAAAGTAATCCAAACAGGCCTTGTCTGTTGAGATGGCGATGGCGAGCGGCGTCTGGGCGCGAGCACAGGCGAGTGCCACGCTGGCACTCCCCAGCACATTGACCCGGTAGGTGTCCCAGGCATTGCTCTCTGAGAGGTCGACATATTTTGATGCCGCAGCATGGATGACGGCATCGGGCTGCACTTCGGCCATGGCGAGATCGAACGGCGTCAGGCCATCACCGCTGTAGCGGAAGCAGACGTCCCCCCGGATCGCTTTCGTGACGTTGGGGAAGCGCTCGAGGACCGGACGGTGTTTGCCGTCGTCGCGACTGTAGATGACGAACTGGGCCGGCCAGTGTTCGTTGAGTGCTCGCTGGTAGAGAGCCCGCGCGATGAATCCCGCGCCTCCCGTGACCAGCACCGTGCCGCGAAGCTGCACGTGTCCCCCCGTGTAAGCGCCGAGCAGCGCCGCTGTCCTCTGGGCGGCGATAGATCGTTTTGTCAGCGCTGCTCGACGTCGCGCGCACCCTATCACAACCCAGGGGACATAGGGAAGGCCCCCCGGCGAGGTAGTAACCGGAAGGCCTTCCGAGGCAGCTCCGGGCCGATTGGCTCAGTTTACCATGGATAGTAGGGGCTTGGGCCGGGCCGCGAGGTCTCACCACCCGCACGGTAGTACGGGTCAGACGGGAACGGCTGGTCCGGGTTCTGAAGCGGGCAGTAGCTCACGTTCTTGAGCCGGCCTGCCAGCTGCGGCGTGCGCATGATCAGCCGAGGCTCGATCTTGGCCTGCCAGATCACGCACCAGTTCGTCTGGCGGATGGTCTCCATGAATGCGCCGTTGCCCTGGATGGTGAACAGCCCCAGCGGCGTGCCGGCCAGGGAGCGAATGTCCGGATTGTTGTAGTCGAAGTGCTCGAGGTAGGTCACGGCCAGGCCGCCGGCCACCGAGAACGGAATCAGGTAGATGTCGGAGCAGAAGCAGCCGGACGAAACGGTCTCGCCTGACGGCGGCTCGCCGTTGTTATGCTCGGTGATGGCGTCGTCCAGGATGACGTCGATCCGTTCGCCGTCGACCAGCAGGTAGCGTCCCACACGCATCTCGTCGCGCAAGCGCGCTTGCGCGGCCAGCTCGACGTTGTAGGTGTAGTTCGAGTTCGTGGACTGGCAGACGTACGTGATGTACGAACACGGCCAGACGTTCGTGATCTCGTAGAAGGCTGAGGGGCGCATGACGAAGGCCCAGCGCACCGGCACGAGTCCCTGCCGTTCAGCCTTGTCTTTGAGGTAGCGGACCATGTAGGTGATGTAGCGCACGAGGAGCGTGCCGTTCGCCTCGCTGTCGATCCGCGCGCAATGAAAGTCCTTGATGTCGGGCGCCGTCGCTGCGCAAGCCGAGCCGGTTTCGGCGTCATCCCAGCCGTCCGTGCGGTTGAGCAGAATCTCGATGCCTGCGAACTCCCTGTAACCGGTGCCGGCGTTATTTGAGGGATTCCCGGTCCAGAGCATCAGGTTGAGTTTGCGCGCGAACGAGACGGCTCGTTCGTAGAACAGCCGCTCAGCATCCGAGTTCAGGAAGTTCGCCGCGGGTGGGAAGTTGGCGCTCTGCCAGGGTGTCCCGAGTGTCGCTCCGCCGACGAGTCGCAGATCGATCGGCTCGGAGCGGTTGATGAGCTGGCCGAGCCTGTTGATCTCGACCTCTCGCGTCTGCCGCTCCACGCGTCCGAATGGGAAGGTGTGCTTACAGCCGCTCGTGATGCCACCCACAATGGCGGGGTCACAGGCGTCGCGGGTCTCGCTCCCAGAGTCGGCGCCGATCCCGGTGATCGTTTCGAAGACGGGATTCATATAGCGCGACGCGCGGGTCGGCAGCTGGTTGATGAGCCCAGGGAGCGTGCCGATGATCGTCGAGATGACGGTGGGGTCGACACCGGGATAGGTGAGCAATCCCCCCGGCCCATGGTAGAAGCCTGAAGTGGAGCCGACCCCCGTGGCGTCGTGCTTGAGGGCGTAGCCGCCCTGCTTCAGCGCGATGGCCAGTTGCAGCAGCTCATCGATAGAGAGATCTCCCAGATCGCGCGGCGGCATGGTGCCCTCCTGTTAGGTGTTCTGTGCGGGAGCGCCCAGACTGATCGCCCCCTGCCCATTGAAAAGTCGCGAGAGCATCGCGAACTGCTCTTTCGCAGCCTCCGGGACGCCCTCGATCGCTGGAGCCGACGCGCCCTGGCCCACGCCAGCGTCCTTCGCCGCCTTCACATCCTGGCCGCGGCCGTCAGCCACGGTGGAGTCGGCCTTCGAAGCGATGAACTGCCCGTTCCGCGGCGTCATCAGGTCGGCAATGGTCTGCCTCGCAGCCGCGAGGTCCGCCACGGCCTTGTCTGTGGCATCGAGCCGCGTCACGAGTGAGTCGAGCTTCGCCGAGAGAGGAGCCATTGCCTGGGTCAAGGCCGCTGCCACGTCCATTGCGGGGGAAGGAGGAGGAGGATCGGGAGCAGGTTCAAGGGCGGCGAGCACGTCCTTGAAGGCGATGCCCTGCTCCGTCGCTTTGGCCCGGGCAGCGGCCAATTGACCCTCGAGGAGGCCCACGGCGTCCGCGCCAAGAACGCGGCTCAGAAATTCTTTCTTTTCCGGCGAGAACATGGATGCTGCCTCCTGGCTTAGGAATGTGGTCCATTGATTGGCTGCTGCCTCCATGGGCAGCGGCGAGATCTCGTTGGTGCGAATGCCTCGATAGACGCCGTCGTAAAGGTCCTCGTAGGAGAACCCGTGGCTGACACCGAGGTCGGCGATGGCGGCGAGGGCCTTCGCTGCGGACTGCTTGTCCGCATCGAAGGTGCCCGAGGCGACGGCAAAGCCCTCCGAGGTGACGTCGAGAAGGTCCGCCTGGCCGACACGCGTTCCGGGCGTGTGCCAGAGCCAGAGCTCGGGATAGCCCCTGGTGGCGTCGGCCCAGGCCACGTACTCCTTGTGCTCCTCGAGGGGAATCACCTCGCCTTCGCGGTCGTACAGGTTGTTCGAGTAGACCGCGAGCCAGCGCCACGCGCCGGAGGCGTCCTTGAAGACCCGGAAGGCGCCCTCTTTGCGGTCGCCCATGCCCTCGGCCGAGGCGTGACGCTTGAGATGGGCCGCAGCACGGCCGCGCATTTCCGCCGGCATCGTCTGGTTCATGCGCGCCATAGCATTCCGCAGGTGCGGCATGTCGATGGCACCGTCGGCGTCGTGATGCGGCAGGTGCCGAAGCGAACGAGGGGTGGTCCTCCCCTCGCCATCCTTTTTGCCGCCAGGCTCGATGACTGCGAACGCTGAGTCCGGGAGGGAATTGATGTAGGCCGTGGTCCATTCGGCCTTGTCCCCGCGACTGAAGAGCCGCGAGAACAGCCCCTCTTTCTTGGCGGGCTTCATCATCTCGTCCATGCGCCGGCGCATGTCGGCTGCGGCCTTCTCGACGGCGGCAGCCTTGGCAGCCGGCTCCATCTCGTCATCCGACATGATGTTTTGCATCAAGGCCGAGAACTGTGCCCCGCTCTCACGCAACGCCTGTTCGGCGTGCATGGCGTCCATGTAGGCATCTAGTTCGGCGTATGAGGTGGCTCCACCGAAGGGGCGATACATGCCCATCTCGATGCCACACTTCGTGGCATCGCCAGCGGGAGCGCCTGGGGACGGGGGAGCCGCGGGATCGGACACGCGCAGGGCGCTCCTGCTCTCCCCCCGGTTCAAGCCGTAGTGTCGACGCGACCTCAGCGAACTGTCAAGGCACGGCGAGGAGGATGGGCTCTCCGCTGGGTACGTTCCAACAGCGGCAATTTACGTGGGCTGCCTCAAACGAGGTAGCCATCACGAACTTTTGGCCGTCAAGCGCGGCGCAGATCGGGCAGACACGCTGATCCATCGCCGTCCGCCATTCCCAGTAGCGGTAGCCCATGGCCTGAAACGCTACCTGCGCACCATGGCCGAGGAGGTTCGTCATCTCGGTGACAGCGATCATTCGCGCTCGCTGTGGGCCGAACAGCTCCTCTATCTGCTCAGCTACCCAGCGGGAGCCTCGCCCTTCGGCGCGTGCCTGCAGGATGGCCGCGCGAAGGGCATCCCGCCGAGTCGACGTCAGTTGTTGCCACCAGCGATTCGTGTAGGAGCGCGCTGCCCCGACGAAAGCCTCCTCAGGATTCACGCCGAACAGTTCCTCCATCGGCGGCAGCACGTAACCTTCATCCCCGAGCGCCTTCATGGCGTCGCTGTCGTTCTGGGCCAGCCAGGCGCCGAGGAGGATGATGCTCAGGGCCGCCTGAAAGAGCTCCTGCTCGACCTCCATCCGCATATCATCCCAGAGACGATCGTCGTGAACGACATCCTCAAGCGCCTTCACCGTGCCGTTCGCGATCCGGAAGGCCCGCCCCTCATCGTGGGTGTCTGCGTAGACCGAATTCCAGATGGCCACCCAGCGCCGGCGCTTGGGAACCGGCATCCGGCGCACGCGCTCCGGCAAACTTGGATCGGTAGGACCGCTATATGGCGTGTCAGTCCTCCTCGTCGAGCCGGCCGCGGAGACGACGGAACATGCGTCCCAGCACGGAACCGTAGAACGCCGTGGCCTCGTCCTCAGCAGCGAGGCGTTCCTCAGTGGGGCCAGCCCGAGAGAGGATGCCCTTCTCGACGGCGGTCTCCTCGTTTCGCGACGGCTCCTCACCCGCTCCCTCCGGCCCGGCTCCCTGTGGTTCCTCCAGCGCTTGGGCCGCAGCCTCCGCCTCCCGGGCAATGAGCGCGTCGTAGATCTCTTGCGTCAGCCGGCCTTCGGCGAGGGCGATTTCGCGGGCCGCCTGGGCGTCAATCTCGCCTGAGTCGATGCGCAGCTTCGTTGCCTCCGCCTGGAGCTTCGACGTCTCCGCGCGCCGTTTGCTCTCGTCGATGTCCTCGGTTTCGAAGCTGAACGTGACGTTTGCGGGGAGGATTTGGTTGATCATCTGGGAGATGTTCTTGCGCCAGATGGCGGCGCCCTTGAGGCGCGCTTTTTGGTCCAGCGTCTCGCTCTGGGCACCGGAGCCCATGTCTCCCCGCGGGAGGGGCGCGAACTCCTGATACTCGCTCAGGAAGGCGAGGGAGAGCAGGGTCAGGTACTCCCGGAACTGCTGGTCGCGGTCGAAGCCGTCCGGGAGGCTCGCGAGCTCCAGCGTCGCCACATTGGCCGTGAGCTTGTCGCTTACCGTCGTCAGGATGACGGGGGGCTGATACCGCAGAAGCCCGCGCGAGTCTGCGAGGTTCTTCGCCAGCGTCACGGCCGATTCGAGCTCCGACCGGGTGACGCCGGAGAGCACGTGGATGGCTCGACCATGCCGGCCGCCCACTTTCTCGTCGGTATAGCGCTCGATGCTCTGCCAGGTTTTCGCGCCCTCGAATAGCCGGCTCATGGCCGACATCTGCAGGCCCGAGTAGATGGGATGTGAAACCGGCATCTCGAGCAGGTGGTACACCTGAAACCATTTCAGCCGATGGTACTTCCCGCGCCGGTCGAGGAAGATCACCGGCACCTCGGCGTCTCCGGTCACGAAGCAATTCGAGCTCGGGAGCACGCTCAGGCCCACGAGCGGAGCCTCAGGGCGGTCAGCCGTCCGGATCAGCTCGACGAAGGCGCCCACATCCTGGCTGAGATAGTTCAGACCCAGCTCCATGCAGAACGGTACCCAGCCACGACCAAACGACGCGGAGTCCAGCAACTTTCGCGAGGCCTCGCTGGCTCCCTCATCCTGGCTTTCGAGCTTCCAGGAGTAGCCCGCGTTCCGCGCGCAGATGGACGCCGCGGCTGAGCCCGCGAATGGTTCGATGGTCAGAAAGCGCTGGAGGAGCCAATCCCGCTGGTAGATCTGGGTGCCCCACTCGGGGATTTCGGTGCCATAGGTGCCCGTGAACATGAGGGCCAGAGCGGCCGGGCCCGCGGTGACGCCGAGGTCCTGGTCATTGACGCTGTAGCGCTGGGCCTGGAGGGCGATGGGGTCGGCCATGCGACGGCTCCCGCTCCCCCCGGACGCCGTCAGTGTAACGTGGCTGGGCGTTCCTGCCGACGACGCAGATGATAGGCCCGCATGTAGTCACGTGTGGCCTGGACTTGCTCCGGAGTCCTTGAGGCCCGCGCTCTTGCATCGACAAGCCGCTTGCACATTCGGCATTGCCGCCATCCGTTCTGGCCAATCCTGGTATTGGTGGGGCTGAACTCGTGCCCGTGATCACAATGAGTCTTACGCGCGTTGATGGCATTGGCGCTCATGCCGCGCCTCTTATTCTCCGCCAAGGTCACCGCCTCAAGATGGTCAGTCCGCACGCAACGCCGATTGCGACAGAGAGGATCCAGGGTCATGCCCTCTGCAATCGGCCCCCTGCCCAGCTCGTAGCCGAAGCGATGTGCCAGGGAAAGATTGCCCGTGCGGACACAGAACGCACCATACCCATCTGCCCTGACCGCTCCCTGCCATTCCCAGCATTCATCGCCGGACCCATGAGCTACCTTGCGGGCGAATCGTTCGCAGGCATCCTGACGGTAGTAAACACGTGGCATGACCACATGTCACCACGGCTAAACGTTTAGTTCCAGGATCCTCTTTACCGCCATGCTGGCCGCGACGGCGAGGTCGACCTTCTCAGAGGCGCGCCGCTTGACGATCCTCATCTTCGAGTCCTCGTCCTTCTGGAGGCGCGCCTTGGCGTTCCCGATGTGCTCCCGCAGCGCAGGATCGCCGTTGTGCCACACCTGGCCCGCCATCGCCAGCTGGAAAAGCATACCGTCCGCCACGAGGCGCTCGGCGCCTTGATCGAACTCCGAGATCCAGCAGAGCCCGTCCTTGCGCATGCGTTGCACCATCTGCTCTAGCTGGGTCGGGTCGTAGGTGAATTGCACGACGTTGTGAGGAGCGAGCGGCCAGTCCTTGGCCTTGCAACCCGCACATCCTTGATTCGGAAGGGATCGCGGGTGCCCAGCCGCGCAGCCTCCCTCGATGATGAGCCGAATCCAGCGCTCGCACTCCTCCAGGTCGATGCGCCCGGCGGGAGAATCCTGCGGACGCCAACGCTTGCAGGCCCGAATCGCCGCCTGATCGTGGCGCTTTGGGTGACGGGTGACGGCGACTACGCCGAAATTGTCGTATGTCACGGCCGCATCGGCTGCTAACACGATCGGCTCGTTCCAGCCCGGCCGGAGTGGCGGAAGTTCAGGATCGTGGAGTTGGTCCCAGCGGTCCAGCGGGATGTATTCAGCCTCGGGGTCGCCGGCGAGCGCATCGTCCGCCGTCTCCGGGGCGAAATACGACAGACCGAGCGGCGTCATGGTGCCCACGAGCGACTCGCGCCAGATGGCATCTCGTCCCGGGCGGCCCGTGTAGGGCACGAACAATGGATGGAGCCGGCTCCCTCCTGCTACAGCCTCGTGCCAGAGATCCGCCGAGTAGCGGTCTGGGCCACGGCCGCGAGTGATCACATGGCAAGTCCCTCCGGGCGCGACGGTCGAGACGACGCCGTTCCACAGCGCCTCCGCATCATCGATCTGGCTGAGTT